CTCCATTCCATTTTGTGTTGCTTCCATTAGTGCTAGAAAGATGTGTGCTGAAACATCATCTTCTTCATGTCCTTTTCTAGTAACCCAAAACAAAAGTTCTTGAATATCTGTTTTTTCTCTTGGACATAATACAACATTTTTATATTGAACAAATCCTCTTTTCAAATAAGATACTTCATTTAATGGTACAAAAGGTAAACAAATTTCACCTTTTTTGACGCTGGTATAAGTCATTCCATGTGCATTAATAAAATTTTGGTAGCTAATCATATGATAAACACTACTGATGGCGTTTGAAACTGAGAATAAATTATCATCTCCATAACAACAAAATTCAATATAATTTCTAAATTCTTTTGCTGGTTTTCCAACTATTTCACAAAAAGCTGTTCGTGCTAATAACATATTACAAATACAATTAATAATACTTGTTAATGCATTTCCTGAAGGATTTCCTTGTAACATTTGATAACATGAGTCAACTGCAATATGTTTTGAACTAAATAAACATTTTAAGATAGTTGCTCTTATAGTTCTATCTTTTTCATTTGATTCCTTGTAAAAACTTTCTACAATTTTAATTATTTGATCACAAAATTGAAAAGGCAAACTTGCATCATAATTGGAATAGTCGCCACACATAAAATTGTTTCCTTTACTCAACATGCGCTTGAGTAAGATTGACCATGCATTAGACATAGGATTAATTCCAATAGAAATTTCCCCTTGTATGTGACTACATACACAATGTGCAATAAATTTTCCAAAATATTTACGTGTAACACAAACCAAATCAAATGGTCCAACTTGGAATACACGTGTCTTTAAATCTAGCACTTTTTCAATTGGTCTTTTTTCATCTTTTAATGTATCGACAAAATAAATATTATCAGCATTTCCTTTAGATAATTTATCTTCTAAATCAAGAATAATATCACTAGTATTCTCTTTCATACTTATTTTTCCATTTATATCTTTAGAAAAGAAATCATGTTTACCTTTTCCTTTATTCTTATTACATACATAAGGGAAACCAGCTGATGTTTCAATCTCAATTGGTCCCAATCCTAAGTTTAATCCATTAATCATTTCATTATCAGTCAAAATAGTTGAATCATCTTGAAAAACAGTACGATAACCATTTATTGTATTAATCACATCATCAGTAGCATCTTCTAAACTTTCTGGATCAAAATTATGTGATAAATTACAAAATTTTCCTAAAGCTTTCTTCAAGGGTGATTCACCATTTTTAGGTTTTAAAGCTGATGGCATTAATCCAGAAATTCCAAATTCTTTTTCAAAAAAGGGAGCTCCAGCATGTTTATGTATTGATGTCTTTGATGGTAAAAATATTTTATGTTCTCGTGAAACTTTTCCAATAAGGTCCACAGTCATTCCATCAGTTTCTTTAATTAGACAAGTATCATCATAACTTCCTAAAGCAATGGTTTCTTCATTATATATTGGTTTTTCTCCAACAAATTCAAACATTTTATTAATTAATTCTTCAGTTATACGAATTACATAAACTACGCCAGAGTTATTAAGACCGGCACATTCAAATCCCAAAAATTTAAATGGTATTTTATTATCTTGATGTAATAAAACAGTTCCACAATCTCCATTCATTCCTAAACATTCATAACAAACAAATCCAGTACTGCACATATATTTAATTCCATTTTCCATTCGACTTTCATAATCTAATCGTTTTTCCAATGGTACAGTTGATGCTGGTTTAATCTTTGTTATAGTTAAATTCTTATCTTCTTTATTCACTTTAAATAAATATGATGTATTTAAAATAGGCATATCTGATGTTTCTTTTAAAAAATGCTTTGCAATATTTTTCTTATTAAACAACTTATCAAACTTTATAAAACAAATATCTTCTACGATAGTTCCAAAATCTTTTGTTTTACTTACTTCCATTATTTTTCCATCTTTTAAAATGAAAAAACGAAGTTTACCTTTGCAAATAACTTTGTTAGTATTTGTAAATGAATATTCTGCTTGTATTATTGGTCCAGCTATATATGTTATATAATGAGCATTTGCCATTACTATATCTGAACCTACACAAACTCCTCTAAAATGAATATGGCGAGTTTGTTTTCCTAAATCAACTTTCAAATTTATAAAACAATAAGCATTCATCAAAATTTTCTCATAAGATGACATTTCTTGAGTTGAATTTATTTCTTCAATATCATATTGATCAATACAATCTCCATAAGCTTTATATTTACCATGGGTGTAATCTTGTTGTTTCAAATCTTTACGCTCTTGTTTTTCTTGTTGATAAGTCACTTTCTCTTGCATAACATTTTCTTTATCTTCTGGTACTGAATTTGGTCCCAGATTGTGATCTTTAATTTCTTGTTCAACATCTCTAGCTTCTTCTGAATCTAGAAACCTTCCTCTACTCTTCTTATAATTCTTATATTTACTTACAGCTACTCGTGCTATTTTGGTTGTAATAATAGCTAGTGTAGCACCAATTGCAGTATACTTTATAATTTTAATAATAAATCCAAGTACTGGATATTTTACATTAAGCATATAATTTGCTGATCTAAAACATTGTTTCATACTCTTTTTAAATGTTTTCCATTGGTCTTTAACATATTCCTGACGTGTTTTTGGTCTTAAACAAATATCATCACCATTAAAACTTTCAATTCCCAATTGTTGTGCTTCTTGATAAATTTCAGCAATATCAGTCATACAAACTCCTCTATTACATTTGTGTAATTTAGTTTCATAAAATCTTCTAAAAATTTTAATCGCCATTATTCGATTTTCATCATCCAAATGACAAAAAACTAATCCACAACACATCATTACGTCTTCAATGTGTCTATCTGTACAATCACAAATGTCTCCAAGTGGGGCTATTCCAGTTCTAAATTCTTCAATTATTTTCTTCTTATCATCTTTTGTAATTTTCTTTGTTCTAATAATTGTTTTAGGTGCTTCTAAATCAATAGGAACAAATTCTTCTACAATTTTTGAACTTCTTGGTAAAGATAAATTATCAACTGCCAACCTAAGTGTATCTGGTGCAGATTTAAATGAACTACTACTGGAAAATGGTTTTAATTTAATTGTCTTTGTTTCTTCATCATCAGAACTAATTTCACTAACATTACCTGACCAATCATCACATCTTATGTGTGCAACTTCATCGTGCGTAAAAATTGATCGTTGCATTTCTCGTATATTCATTAACCATTTAGAAAAATTAAAAAATTCCTTTTGTCTTTCTCCATTTCCTTTTGCATAATTATCAAGCAGCCGATATGCATCATTTGGTATTCCTCCTACATGTTTGGCAGCATTCATTGCTTTAACTGGATCCAAAAATCCACGAGAATCTTTATAATTTGGTTGTAAGTAAATTCTAGTACTTACATTGATTCTTCTTGATAAAGCTACTTTATCATTCATAACATTAACAAGCATAGTATCTTCATTCAAATCTGTATTTGTTGTTATTATAACAAATGGACTGGTAATATAAGTTTCATTCTTTTCTTCTATTGAAGCCATATCTGGTTTAAATGGTGTGCAATTTGCAACATCAATTAATTCTTTAATTACTTTTTTATAATTAGGATCATCTTTTGTAACAAAAGGGTCATCATAAACTATAACTGGTTGATTGTAATAACCATTCCAGAATTGTGAAGCTGTTCTTACATAAATTAAAGCTGAATCGTCTAAATCTTCATAACCGTTAGCTTTTGCTAACATTTTTGCTATTGTTTTAAGCATATATGATTTTCCGATACTAGGTGCTCCAATTAACTGTATCACAAAAGGTGCTTTTCTTGAATTTCCATCACCTCTCATATAAGGTGGAGTTGTTTCATATACTTTGTCCACTTTATTTTGTAAACTAGTTAAAAAAGTGTATGCTAAACGATAAGGACCACTATTCACAGCTGAAATTTTACTTGTCAAAGCAGAAACTCTTTGTTTAACTAAATTTCTAAATTCTTTTAATTTTGTAAATTCAGTATGGCTTATTTTACATTTGGTCATAATATTTTCATCAACCATTACAGTCCATCTATCATACAATACTTTCAATTCAGGTACTAATGATGGAGGTACATAAACTAAGTTGTTTCGTTTACAATATCTTTTCCTTACAAGTTCAACTACATATGAAACTAAAGACATAATTAAATCAACTATTGTCTTAGCTCCTCTAATACAATTTTGAAAAATGTTAAATTTTGAAAATAATCCAGTTCCTTGTTTGCCAAATAATACTGATCCAATCATATTTAATAAGCCAGTTTGTTGTTCTTTATCTGAAAATGGGGTTCCATTTGCTACAACTTCATCTTTTGGTTCTTCTTCTTCCTCTTCTACATCATCTTCTTCATTTTCCTCATCGTCATCTTCATCATCTCCTTCGACGCCTAAAATTCTTATTTTTTCAGTTGGCACACTGAATGTTTGACAGGCTTCACGTCTTTTAATGATCTTCCTTTTAATATTACCTAATAGCCTTTTTCCCATTGTTGCCAGGCTCGCTACTATATGTGTTATTAGGTTTATATTGTCAAACAAATCAGATGCAAACATTAAAAAAGTCATACTTAATTTAACTGACATTGTATGTGGTTGAGTCATGTTATAGCCCCAGACTATTAATTTCGCAATAGAACCAACCATTGAGATCAATTCAAATTTGCTCTTTTTAAAATCTTTTGCAGTATCTTTAAAGGCTTCTTTTACATTATCCATCATATTTTCAATCTTTGTCATTACATTTTTAGCTTGTGCTGGCAAACCTAACATTCCTTTAATTCCATCAATTACGTTTGAAATTCCATTAGGTTCAACATCATCACTAGATGTTTTGATTCTATATTTTTGTTTTTGCTGGAGTTTATCTTCTCGCAATTTATATTCTATTGCAAAACTCCAATAATGAAATTCAATTTTTTTCTTTTTCATTATTTTACTGAATTTAATTAATGTTTTATTACTTGTATAGTGCACAGTTAAATTTACATCTTGGGAATTCAATTTTCCAAGTTTCTGTAAAATTCTGTAAACATTACCATCTTGTAATCTTGGTAAGTCATCAAGCAATTTATCAATATCATAAATGTGTAAATTTCCAATTTTCTTTAAATATGATTCTGCAGTTTT